AGGGTACGTTGCTTGTTATATAGTTCATAAGCCAGACTCCTGTCATTTTCCCGGCAGGGGTTCCTGCTTATATCATATATAAGTAAAAGGGTCAAGGGGGCAAGACGCCCCCCTGACATGGGTTATTACGTTCCAGTCGAAACGGTAGCAGACTCAACAGGGTTCTGCGACACGTCGCACAGGACGGCGTGTACACGGAAACGCAGTGCAGTCGTACCGGACGATCCGGAGTCAAGCACAGTCACCTGAACGGAATCAGCAGCAGTGACCATGTTCACGCCTGCAGCCTTCAGGTTGAACTGGATGATTGCAGCAGCGTTACTTGCGCCGCCGTCAACCAACGAATCAACGTCAGTGCTGGTGCCCACGTCGAGCGTCACAGACGAGTTGCCCGAAGCCTCAAGGACTTCAAGAGCGCCGCCGATCACCATCGTGTCTGCAGGCAGATCGATGAGCTTGACGATATCAGCGCCAGCGAGGGACGTGTTGTCCACCGCATCATACACCGGAGAGGTGATGATGTACGGGCGGGGCAGGTTGCCCGGATGCCCTACAGTACCGCCGCCGGTAATAGTACGATCATAAGTAGCCATTACTCAGTCCTCCCTACTAGTCGAGGCTAACAACGCCACGGACGATGGCTTCCGGACGGAGAACTTTCCGACCAAAGACATGCAGACCGCGAACGATGTCGCTGAAGGTTTCAGTCGAACGGACAACCTCAGTCTTCGCAATGTGCGAAGCGGTAGCCGTTGAGGACATATGACCGCCGAGAATCACGTTCTCGGAGCCGTCCGTAGCAAGGCCAGTCAGCGTTACCTGATCCGTACCCGCGTTCGAGACGAGGGCGGTGGACTTGTAACACTGGAAACCAGCAATGTTGCCCAGCGAGACAAGACCGTTACGCAGCGGGGAAGTCGCATCGCCAGTTACCTGAACTTCTGCAAACTTCGCACCAGCCGAGAAGAGGTGCTTGTAGAATGCCGGGGGAGCAACGAACCAACGGTTCTCCTCCGGAACCGATTCGTTGTCGAGTGCTTCTGCCATCTTCAGCATGGTGTTGACAGCAGTATCGCCGGGGCTGGATGCACCACCGATATCAAGGGCGGAACCAAGCGTACCAATACCCGAGATTTGGGTGGTGGTAGCAGTGGACTCGCCGTTGAGACCTGCGTCAGTTGCCATGATGTCGAGGATGTTAGCGTCGTACTTACGCTTCAGGGAGAATGCTCCCGAAGAAGTAGCAAGTGCCTCGAAGTTAACGTGAGACTGACGCTCTTCGATGTCGTCAATCTTAAACGAGAAAGCATTTGCCTGATCGACCACCATGGTGATCTGATCGTCAGCAAGGTCTTGCGCGTTGATAACCGAGCCGCGAGTATACGAGGAGACGGTGATTGTCGGCTCCTTGATAATGCGGACGGTGTCGCCAAAGTTCTCAATTTCGCCAGCGTAGTCGGTATTCGTAATGTCTTCTACAACCGAAGCGCGACGGAAGAATTTGAGAACCTTTTGGCTAAAGATTTCCGGTGTAAAGTTACCGGAAGGCAGGTTACCATAACCTGCAGCAGTACCAAAAGCCATTGGTCTGTTCCTTCCTTTGTTGAGGTTTAGTTACTGTAGTCTATTCGGCCTTCTTCCCGTGCGGCGTCGAGTTCAGCTTCGTGCTTCTCGAACTCCCACGGCTTCATTCGACCGATTTCAGAGGCTTTCCAAATCCGATCAGTTCCCTTTGCTTCACCTGTAATGTCACGTGCCTTTGGAGAGTTTACAGCCGCTGCAGCAGACTCGCTCTTCTTGGCACGCTTCTTAGTGGTGATGCCAGCATCGATCTTGTAAAGATCAAGAACACGAGATGCCCAGCGAGCATCAGTGTTGTTCTTTAGAATGCCATCCGAGATGTTCTCGGGCTGTTCTTCTAGCCACTGGAGAAAACGCTCATCCGTACGTAGTTCATTGAAGTCCGGATGTTTGTTTGTCAGTTCTTGGTACGCGGCCTGTACCCTAGTGTTCTGTTCCTTTTCGCGGATCGTTTTGAGTTCCTTTTCCAGTTCTCCTGCACGTTCTCCCGCTTTCATGGTTGCAATAGTCTCGACGACATCGTATACGTCGGGGTATTGTTCCTTGAATGCTTCGAGTTCTTCAGGTGACTTGGGCAAAGAAATATTTTGTTGGCGAGTAGCTTGTGAAAGGGTCGCCGTCATTTCTTGTTCTTTTGCCTTGAACTCACTGACCTTTGCATCGTAATGCTTTTTGAGATCGTCGTAACGCTTCTTGTAGTCGTGTTCCGCTTTCTCTGCACCCTCTGTAAAGTTGGGTTCGGATTGCTCATCCGACTCGGATTGCTCCGCGTGTTGTTCTACAGCTTCGTCCTCTTCGTCTTGATATACCTCCTCACGGTAGGCACCCTTGTAAAGAGTTTCGCTGTTGATTGTTCCAAAGGAATCGTTAGGTTTGTTGGCACGGTGGCCTCGAACTTTTTTTGCCATTTTATTACCTCATTAGCGGGGCTACTTTGGCGTGTAGGTAGCCGCTCCGGTTGTGTCAGGGCCGCATTAGCGGGTAGCTGACGAATCTATAAAAGAATCAGGTTTGAAGATAAACTGTCGTAATGCCTCATCTGGCACGACCATCCTACGGTCTGTAGGGTCGTAACTCGGAGCAGTAATCAAGTCTATTTGCGGAGGAATCTTATACATTCTGTCTTTGTTACCCCAGTATTCGGGATATCGTTTGACACTGTCCCTTTCCCTCAAATTGTCTATAGTGTGTCTGCGTATAGTGCTACCTATCGGCAAATCGTACACATCTCTAGCGTTCAAAGCCGCCCTAAATTCGTCGGAATAATGAGCGTGAATCTCCCGAGTAGTCGTAAGAAATTCGTTTGTAAATCTGTCCAGAGCAGGAAGTAGTTCCGGATTCTGCACCGCAAATTTGGCATAAAACTCTGGCTTTACAAAAAAATATTTCGATTCGGTTACGAAATCTTCTTCTTTACGAAGTGCAGCAAGCAGTTCTTTATTCTCGGGTCGTTTAAGAATCTGCATACGCATACGCACGATTTCTGACTTTCTAGATTTGGGAATATAACCAAAAGATAAGCCAGCAACGTATTGACGTGCAATAACACGCTTATCAATCGGAAAATCGTTCGTCTCATCCATGATGCGTTCTATCTCGTAGTACATCATTGCAGAGTGATTCTGATCGGGCTGATAGTCTCTGATTATATCGTTCAGTTCCTCTTGACGCTGGAGTAACGTTTTTCTGTCAGCGCCTTTACGCAATCCCGGAGACTTTGCACGCGGTCCCGAAACCTTCGACAGTTGCGCCTCAATGTCGGCTCTTTCTTTTAACACATCAGAAGGGGTCCAGTTACGTTCGTCCCCTCCAACAAATCCCATGTTAGTATACATTTCTAACACTCCGGTGCTTCTGAAGGGAAGATTTCTACGCATTTTTTTAGCGTAGGCCATATGAAGAAGTTCGTGATATGTAACACTTTCTACAGTCGATGTATAAATTTCTTCTATGGGATCGTTGAGATTAAACTGTGCAATACCAGTTAATTTAGATATATCCTGTCCTTTATACCCATACCGCAATCTATTCAGAAGATCGATCGTATGCGGATAAATCATTATCTCATCGTCTAAACCCGAGTACGTACCTGACGCAAGACCTGTCTCTGACTTATCGCCAATTGTAATATCCGGATTTGCTGTAAGTGCCATAATCTCATTAGCAGTGGCACCCGGAAATAATTTGCCAAGACCTCTACGTTCGAACTGACGCATATGATCATACGCAGTCATACTCTGTGCCGTAGACATAAAATTCTGATTATCTCGTATGATTCTTGGACCCATGTCTGTAAATAGTTGGGTCTGTAGTCCCGGATTATTTCTTAGGACAGCCTGTGCTTCAGGAGACAACTCGCCCTCTATGTCACGTGCATCAAGAGACGGATAACTACCATCGAACTCTGACTCTCCGTGGCGATATTCTAGTTCTACCGGACCATCCTGAAGAATTATATTTTGAAAATTAGTGGGAGCAGGAGTAGGAGTACCAGTAAGGGCAGCTTCAATTTCTTCCTTGGTGCCGGTCATGCCGCCGTGTCCCATCGCCTGACGACGATCTACCTCGGGCTTGCCCTGATCATTTATTTTATTAAGGATGTCGTAGCCAATCTCTTTGGCTTCTTCCGGCTCTAGAACGTATTCACCCTTAGACAGGGCTACGTCCATCATGCCGCCTTTATTTGCTTTAATTGTAGTGTTTTTATCTAGATTGTCAACCCCCTTTGGCAACACCCCTGCTTTCTGCAGTTTTTCAGTAGTCGGAGCGTTGAGAACAAAGGAGCCTACACGCACCTGACGGTTCTCGTCATCGGCTACCGTCTGGGCCTTGGTGTAGTTGTCAGGAGAGCCTTCGACGAAGCCTGTCTTCTGTACGGGATCAGCACTGCCACCGTCGGCCATGCCAACGCGACCACCCTTGGCTCTCATAGAGTAACCTCTATCCGCAGGATTACTACTGCCGCCAGTCCCTATTGAATACTCGTTTCTAGGTTGATTGTTATCGTCGCTGTCATCTCGTTGCGCGGCCATTTGTGACCTTGCAGCTTCTTCAGCAGCAGCCCTTGCTCTTTCTTGACGTGCGGCCTCGGCATCGGCAGCTTGCTTTGCTTGATTCTGTCTTTGTAATTCGGCTTGATCTACGTACCGTCCGGACTGGGTGGTAACGTAGTCGTCTGTACCCCCCACTTTTACAGGATTGCCACTATCGTCATACACGATGTTTGATCCCGCAGCGGCTGCACGTTCTTCGTCAGTAGGCTCTGGGGGAGGTGCAACTCCCACTTGTTGATCTACTGCACCCGGAAAGTAGTCAGGGGTTTGACGGTAAGGAAGAGGTTTACCCGCACCTAGAATCAAATTACGCAGTTCTACGCGCTGATTGTGGGTCAAGTCACCGGGAAGAACCCCAGTGAAACCATAAGACTTATCTCCTAATATACCGGGAGAAACACCCACGAGCCTGCCGTTAACCACAGCTAATCCGTAATTAGGGTCTCCCTCTAGCATCTTCTTTTCAATATGGGACAGCATCTTATATGACATCGCGCTGCCTATGCCCATGAACGCGCCGAATCCTACGGGAGCCATAGCCCCGCGTAATGCGCTGGGGGCACCTGTAAACTGACTCTCTACAGTGCCGGGAAGAGTGCTGACTTGAAATTGTCCGCTAAACGATGTGTCTGAATCGCTACTACGATAGAAGCTACTACCTGTAACATCGCCAGAGTCACTACGCGGTCTGTTAATTCTAAATTTTTCAAATCTACGATCTTTATCCTCGTCTTCAAAAGGATTGGGCGCACGCACACTGGGTCGCTCTACAGTAGGACGGACCCCTGCAGATCGTTCAGCGAGTTGCCCGGAAACAAAATCAAGAATGTAATTACTCGCCATTCTTTAAACTTACTGCGGCTTCGTAGTCAGCCTTCAGCCCCTTGATTTGTTCCAGTGAAGTTATCTTCCCCTGCAGCCGGAACACTTCCAGTTCCGATTGTGCCGCCACCAACGCCCGAAGCGTC